TATAACTTTCAAACATAAACACGCCTTCGATTGGCGTTTGGTGATAGGCGTTTACGTTTTGAGTTGCGTTCTGCTTAAAGAACTTCTGCACGATTTTGTAAACGGTGTCCTTATCAAATACAACCATATACTCGCCCATCTTTGAATCGTTTCGGTAGATAGGCACATCAGCTAACATCAACGCACCCGATATTACTCGTTTGGCTGATTCTTTGAACCTTTGTTTTTGTGAGAATGCCTGAAAGTTTCTTTCGATTGCTGGCATATCGGTAAGCGCAACGTAATCAACGCCCTCGCTTTCCTCGTCTATTGTCAGTTTGTAAAGGGGTAACTCCATGCCTTAAAATGTACCGAAAGGCTAAGTATGCAAAAACCCCGTGCCATCTCGGCACAGGGTCAAACCTAAATTATGAAACGCTAATATCTACTTTTCGCTTAGATAATCAATTAGTGCTGACTTTTGAAAATACAGCCTTTTGCTTTTCTTTAAAAATGGTATTTCTTTGTGATGAACTTTAGCATACAAAGTAGGCACTGACAAATGAAGAAACTCGGCTGCATCTTGTATTGTCATCAACACATCTTCTTTTGATTCTTCTCTGCGAGTTTTGTCAGTACGCAAACACTCATTTACACATTCTACAATAATGCTTTGCAGTTCTTCTTTAGTTAAAGAGATAAATACTTTTTGTTCCATCTTTTTTTTGTTTAGGGTAGCAATATACAACCTTTATCCGAATGTTGCAAATCTTTCGGCTGCATCAACTCTTGTTGTTACTCTCCTAATATCCGATTCGACTACTATTACTCTTGTCGTTCCGTTCTGCCCTCCTTGCGGGTTTGGCTGTCCAGTTGGGTTTGGGTTGGTTACGTTAGGGGTAAATGCTGCTGGTGGCTGCTGACCTCCTTGTGGTAATCCAGCAGGTCGAACTGCTTGCGGTGCTGCGCTTGAAGATGCAGATTTAAACTCAGTTCTTTTAATAGCAGCAACACGGGCTAAACCAGCTGCAATGGCTGCTGCTGCTGCAATAGGTCCAGCAACAGCACCAATGATTGGGATTTGAGATGCGGATTTAAAAGCAGCTTGTGCAGCCGAGTAGGTGTCAATAACCGTTCCTGCAATGGCTGCTACCTTTTGAATCTCAAAAGCCTTCCTTTGCCGTTCCTCATTATCCCCTGCAAATGCTGCGCTAATATCGGCAATAGACTGAAACGACCCTCGAATCATTTCTTTGATGCCGTTTTCAACCGCTTGCTGGTCTGCAAGTTTATTAGCGTTGTATTCTTTTTGTTTGGCTTCTTGAATATCTCTTGCCTCTTGTTCTATTTTTAGTTGAGCAGCAAGTCCATCTTTGTTTATTTGTAATTCAGTTGCATTAGTATCTCTAACCGATTGAATCTTTTTAGCTTGAAGGTCAATAAACTCCATGTTTGCCAACCGCATCCGCTCTCTTAGTTTAGCGTTTGCCTCGGCATCAATTGCATCTGCTTCTTTAATAACCGATTTCTCAGTTTGTAATTTTGCATTTAAATCATTGAGTTCAGCTTGTAATAAAGTTTTTTTATCTTGCTTTTGCTTAATTAAAACATCAAGTATTGCTTTTTGAGCATCAATAACTTTGTTCTTGTTTGCCTCTATTTGGTCTATTAGTTTTTGCTCTGCATCAATTTCTTTTTGTTTTTCAACAATATTACCTCTTGTTAATGCAATTTTTTCTAAAGCAGTTGTCTTTGCGCTTGCTCCTGCTGCTGCTGCTAAATCAATTTCCGATTGTCTTAATTTATTAGTCAAGGCAATTTCATCACCTAACTGCTTTTGCTTTTTAGCAGCTTCTTCTAAATCTAAATTAGACTGCTTTGTTGCTGCTGATGTTTCCATCAATTTAGCAATCAAAAACCCTAAACCAACAACTAAAGCACCAACGCCAGTAGCTGCAAGTGCTGCGCTAAATGAGCGAGTTGCTGCGGTTGCGATATTAACTGCAATAGCGTATGCCTTCTGCAATCCTATTAAGATAGCTTGCCCTGCTGCGCTTTCTTTTCTTAGCAACTGAACGGCTTGTTCCGTGCCTTGCAATAAAGCCATAGATGCTTGCACCTTAACAAGTGCCTCTTGCAGTTCTTCGTTACCTTCGGCAAATAAAGCAGCCGTTCCTTGTGCAACAGCAAAGCCAGCAGCGATGCCTTGAACAGCACCGCTAAAGACCTCAATCTTGTTTGTGGTTTTGCTTAATCCATCAACGGTCTGCTCAACGGATTCAATCTTTCCCTTTAACGCACCAGCCTCAACAGCTAAATCCCTAAATTCTTTTGAGCCTTGCTTTCCAGCCATAGCCAAATCGAGCATGGCTTTTTTTGCTTCGCCCAGCCTTTCTTCCGCAGACTTTAAAGCGGTGTTGGTTTGACCTACATCGGTCGTGACCTTTAGTGCTATTTCCTTATTTACGTCTGCCATTACTGAATATTGTTAGGTGTTACTATTTGTGGTTTCATTTCGCCAAGCACTAAATCCGATGAATCAAAGAAGGTGTTAACCTCTACTGCGCCCGTGGCTGGTTGTGCAAGATTAAGGATTCTCCGAAGGATTGCTGTGCATTTTTGAGAACCTCCGATGGTGTAATCTCTGACTTCAAGCAAGCGGAATAAGATGCCCTCGATATAGATTGGCTTTCTAAAGTCTAATTGATAAATATCAACGGGGTCAAGAATTACGGGTATCTCAATTTGCAGCGATTCCTTTGAGGTGGTTTCCTTAATGTAGTTCAGCCAAAAGGTGTTAAATAGGTTTCTATTATCGTAGTCCTTAAAACCAGCACCATCAATCACTTTGAAATAAAGATTCTTAGGCATCCCGAAAGCAAGGTCAAAAGTCGGTGCATAGGGGTTGTCAATGTGAGCAATTAAAGGTAGTGAGGTAAATTGTGCAAAGGTCGGTGTATAATCTAAAAGCATTGACCACGCAGCCGAAGATGGAATAGCTACATAATTGAATTGCGCTATTCGATAGCCAGTCGCTCTTTCCTTTGGCTTGTTGTTTGAGTCTATATCGAAAGTTCTACCGATAGGCAATCCCGAACGGAACGAAGCAGGAATAACGGTAGCACATTTGGTTTCCACCACTTGCTCGCCTTTGGCGTAGTAGTTGTCAGTTTCAAATATGCGAGAGCCGTAACCCTCCGAAAAGGTGTCGTTGTACAACTTGCCCAAAGCATCGCCCGAATCTTTGTATTTAAACGTAATTTTCTTGCGTGCCTGTGGATCACCCATCTGCAAGAGATGCTTGTCGGTATTGTCTATTTTGTCAGTCCAATCAACGCTACCGCTTGAATAGAACGTATTAAAAGGCTCAATGTAAATAAGGTCTGGGTCGGTTGGTGATTGATAGAAATAAAGATTAAACATCTTTTGCAAGTCGCTTAACAAATCGGCTTGTGTGATGTCAGGCGGTAATGCCCGAACCATATCAGCAGCTAAGTTTGCCCCTGCATTCTCGGTGCAAATCATTGTGATTTTAGACTTGTCCTCTATTTGTATTGGGTAGTCATTAGGAATGCTAAAGAAAAACGCTCGTAAATCTATAACTTGGTTTGGCTCTAACCTTACTACCCCCTGAAATTGAAACTTTTTAGTTTGTAATGGCTGTATAAAATCAACCACGGTGTCTTGCAGGGTTTCATTTATAGGCAACCCAGTAACCGAATCGCAAATGGCAAAGCCTATTTGAACAACTCTATTGGCTAAGTTTTTTAAGGTAAATTCATAGTTTACAGTCCAAGTGCTGTAAAATGCTACGTTTGTAAATTGATAAGTAGTATCATCCCAATACCCTTGTGGGTCGGTAATAACCGTGTCAAATGGAAATACACCGCTGTAATAAAAGTCGCCTAAATAATTCCAATTAGCAGCACCAGCCTCACCGCCAGTCAATTCGCTGCCTTCCATTATGCTGTTTTCACCGCTTAAATCATTCTGCAACATCGTACCGCCAGCGTAAGGAATGACCAGCTTTTTAAAATTAGCTGTGTTAAAAAAAGCAGATTCGTATCTATATCCGCTTTGAGCAAATATCAAATCCACCATTTGCTTGACGTAAAACGATGGCACTAACTGAATGTAAGGAATAAGCAAAGAAATGCCAAAGAAACTTAAAGCAGAAGGAACAACATCAGTATATCCGTACCCATCCAAAAAGCCGTAAACGTACCCACTACCAGCCGTGCCTACCCACGTTCCGCTAACTACTGATGCACCTGATACCGTATGATTAAACCCACTCACTCCAACCGTTGCTGCTAACTTCGTTTCGTTTATCTGCCTAAAAAAAGCTATCTCCTCCGAATAGATACCTACCTCGTAGTTAATTTGCTCATTCATCTTGGTTATACTAAGTAGCTGCAAAGTACCCGTGAAGGTTTGAATGCCCTCGTTCCATAGCGTACACCTTATTCTTTTATTTGGAGTAAAGCCACCAACAAACGATTGAATATTATAAGCGTGACCGAAGGCTTGGTTGTTTGCGCCAGTACCGGGAAGGGTTATCGTCTTGCTGAACGAACCCCTCCTTTTGGTTACATCTTGAATGTCCTGAACGGAAAAGGTTAAGCTGATGTCTACCTCATCGCAGTCTAATACATACGGAACTTCTGCGTTTTCATCGTCAAGCGGATAAATGATTAACGTACTCATATGACGTTGTTTTTATAGGCTATCTTAATTTCGACTTGCAGCTGTTGGAGTTTGTCCTGTGGTCTTGTGTGGAAAGTGAATGATGAGGTGTTAACGATTGCCTCTACCAACTCCGAACCGATTTGCAGATAGACTTGCGGTGAGTAAATCAACTCCGACATCCAGTTAGCATCTAAGAGCCAATCACTATTGAGCGTTAAGGTTTCTTCAAACTGCCCTGAATAAATCGTTTCAGCTACCTTCGTGCCATAGATGTTTTGGTTCTTGCCAAAGGTCTGCTTAATCATATTTCCAGTCTTTCGGTTTTTCATCGTAAAGGTATAGCCATCAAAGCCACCCAAAGAGTTCTTAAAGAACAACCTCTGCGGAACAAACCGCTCGCACGTTTCTACTTCGTACTCGATTGTGTAGGCTTCGGTCGTTCTGCCTTCGCTGTAATATTGCGTATCTCCCGAATGCACATGTTCAATTGTAGCCGTGTAGCTGCTTATCCCTCCCATTAAATAACTGCCTACCTGACCATCGGATGTTTGACCGCTCGTTAAAGAGTAGATTCCTGCAAGACCCGTGTTAAACATTCCGTTGAGTTCGTCAGTAGTAACTGAACCACTAACTGAAAAAGTGCGTGCAGGTGCGGTGATTGTTACTCGGTAGCTTGTCGAACCAGTTGCTATGTGAAACAATACGCTGGCAAAGTCATTCTCTCCTACTCTTATCTTTCTCTTTGTTGGCTGCTTTGATAATATCTTGGCTGCTGAACCTAACGTGTAATAACCGCTGGCAACGAAGTCTTCCCATTGCCTCTTATAGCCTTGAAAGACGATACCGCTTGCCGTGGTTACACCGCTGGCTACTACTGGTGGCGTGCCAAACTCCTCTCTAAAACCTACCTGATAAGTCGATGCAATTAACGGGTCTTGAAAGAACGTAACCGCAGGCTTTGTGATAGGCACAAGCGTTTCAATAACCCTTGCCACGTTGAAAAAGCCTTGATTGTTGGGTAGCTTGTCGCACTTCAGTCGGCTCAATAAAGTCGTTCCGCTTACATCTGCAACGTAACGGTAGTTACCGCTTGCAAAGTTACTGCCTGAAACAACAAACAAAGCGTTGTCTGCGCTAAGTGTAACGCTCGGCTGTGAGATAATAGATATGCTCATATTTTTATAGAGATAGAAATGGACTTGCCGAAGGCTTCGGCTACATCTTCGGTTAGTGCTTTCATAAGTGATTCGGGCAGTGCCTTGTCTAAAAATAAAGTTCGGGGTGTGCCAAAGTTATAGATGCGCCTTTGAATAACTGCTGCAAGTGATGCCCTTGGGTTTTCTCTTTGACCTCTTACACCGCCTACGCTTATCCCTTTGTTTGTTATCCACTCCTCAATAGCTTGGCGAGGTGGCATTTTAGTCTTGTATTGGAATGGACTGCCTTGCGCCTTTGCTCCGCTCTTTGCTCCCCTTACGCCTTCATTGACAAACTTCCAGTAGTCGTTCATCTCAATCTCTACCATGTAGCCACCGCCTACTTCTTTGACTGGCAGCGGTGTAATAGATTGGCGCAAAGACATAGAAGCGTTGCTGCCTTTGTCTAAGTTCTTTTGCGAATCCTCAACGACCTTTTTGGCAAACTCTCCCAGCACCTTTTTAACGCCAGTAAGCTGCGCCACATCAAGACCGACAAAGTCAGTGCCTTGAATAGATTCGATTTGAAACAGCTTGTCCATTACCACTAAATGTATGGACTCGGTTTTATTGGCTTTTCATCGCCTCGACCTCTTTCTTGTCCGAGTAATACTGAACATAGTTAAGAAACTGCCGTGCGTTCAAATTGAAGATGGCATCCCACTTTAGAACGTCGCCCATTGCCAAAGAGTCCACGACTACTATCCAGCCGTATTTCGCAGCAAGGTTAACTCCTTGTCCATCGTCTTCAGCACCGCCTCCGAATAGTCCTTCATAATCGTTATAAAGCCTTCGGAGGCTAACAAGAAAAAACTAACAGCACCCCACACTTCCTTCATTGTAAGTTGCTTGAACTCCTCTGCTCTTTCGTGGTGCTTTGCCCCATCGTAAGGTAAAGTCCTAAACCACTTCCGCTCTCTTGCAAGCGTAGCCATTATCTTGTTGAGGTTTTGAATCACTTGGTACTCGTCTGCCATCTCATATGACATCATCTCAATTAACTGACCAGCCGTTAGAGTATCGGTAAACAACGAAAGCTTGTAACGCTTTTTATTGAGCGTGAAGGTTTCCTTATATTGCAACTTCGGCAAATCCTTCATTTCATCTTCGATTGCCTTGTACGCCTTGCCCACCTCGGTCATAGGTAGCTGTTTCGCTTCGTCTAAGCTAATCCCTTTGAGGACTGCAACGATAGCCACCTTCTTGATTTGCTCCTCGCCAGTAGCCTCTATGGCTGCTATGCGCTGGAATTGGTCAATAGTTAGGGATGTGAATTTCATGGCTTGTAAAACATTGATAAAGTTCTCATTCGGTCGTCTGCTGTTGTTTTATTTTCGGGATAGCCCAACTCACGGATAAGACCTGCTAAGTCCAATTCGTTCGTGTCGTGGACAATTAGCACACCTCCCGATTTAACGTAGCCAAAGTATCGGACAAGTTCGGGTATCATATGCTGCCCGTGTTGGGCATCGTGGACTATAACCTCGCACTCAAATACATCAGGAATAAACTTTTCAGATGCATAAAGTAAAGGTCTTGCAAATGGTGCGTTTTGAAAGTGCTTTTCTTCAATGTCCATAGTAACAACGTAAAGCCCCGCCAAATGCAATGCAAGTGCGCTGTGACCTTGGAAAGTACCGACATCCAATCCGATGCCTTTGTGCTTGCAAGCCTCCTCGTATATCTCAACGATGTGTTTAGGTGCTGTCACCCACGGATGGGAATAGTCTAAGTCAAGTAGTTGTTTCATCTTCCATTCCATATTACGCCCAGCACCGAATGAATCGGATATTTATCGCGCAGGACAAGGTTAGTTAAAATCGATTGGTCGTGGCGGTGTTCCACAAAGTTAGAGTGGTTCGGGTAGTTGCTTTGCGAATCGATAAGGACTTGGTCATCTTTCATCCACTTTGCCCATTCTTCAACAAGCGCACAATTGGACTCGTTGTTTCGCAAACCGATTAAACCAGCTTCTAATTGAGGTGACAAAGCATCCAGCAAATGTAAGCACCCCATTGCCTCAAAGCAGTCGCCTTTCGTCCATTCTTGGTGGATGTAGCCACGTGTTACAAAGAGCGTGTCGCTTGCAGCCGTATAAGCATTTAGCCACTTAAAGAATTCCTCAGTGTGAATATCGCCAGCATCCATATAAAGAATAAATGTATCAGGTTCGGTTTCTTCCATTACCGTTAAAATCAGTTCAGGTTTCCACCGCCACCAATTGTCGCCCCTCGTGCCACTTGGCTCAGCCTCCCGTGTGATTATCTCAATAGGGTATTGTTCGGCTTGTTGCCGAGCGTGTTGGATATACCGCCCGCTTCCGTAGTTGCATCCGATAATCATAGCAGTTTAGATTTAAGCTGTTGGTATCTATCGCCTCTGCCTTGCGTTCCGTGTGAATCAGCGTAGAGGTGGGTAAGACCTCCAGCAGCAGTGACCTTGAATTGAAAGTATGCGCTGCAATATCTCTCAACGATGTGACCAGCCTGCGGATGCTCTGGATCTAAGTCGCTCTCCATTAAGGACTTTAAAAATGTGTTAATCCTTTCTGCAAACAAAGTGTAATTTGAGGTCATGGGTAAAGGATCGTTCGTGACCGATATTCCCAGCTTTCTTAGTTCGGTCTTTATTCCGTTGTAGTTCCACCAAGTAGAATCTGCGTACGGATGCCAAAAGTAACCAGCCGAAGCCATTGGCTGCTTCCATCCCAATAAGTTTACATCGTACTCAAATAGGTTAACGATGTCGGCTGTGATTAGTCCGTTTCGTGCTATGGCATACCAGCCAGTCCAAGCCACTAAATTAGGGTAGTGTTCAATATTATCAGGTAGGTCACGTGCGATAATTACCTTGCCCATATCAACGAGGTGTCCGATTTGGTCGGACAATCGCTGTCCTAAAAAGACATACTTGACATCGGGCAGGTCATTGAACTTGCCAGCAGCTAAATAGTCAAGGACTATGTATTGGTCGTGTACGAAAATAAAGGTCTGCGCTTTCATCGTTGTCGTTTTACGCCTGCAATATAAAATATTTTCCCGAATTAGCCACTTTTAATTTATTGAGTGCCACATATCTAAGTGCATCAATAGCGTGGTTTTGGAAATCTACTGGCTCATTCAATGGGTTGCCGTTCTTGTCTTGCTTCCACTTGTAGCTATTCAGTTCCTTTATCAAATTAACCGAACCTCGTAAAACGTGCAGCTTGTAACGCTTGAGAATGTCAATGGAGTTTTGAATTGAATCCTTGCCCTTATTTGCTCCGTGGATATTGAACCCCATTCGATGCACTTCTTCGATAGACTTCGGCTCTGCTGAATCCGCTATTATCTCCATCGTTCTGCCGATAGCCATATCCTTGAGTCTTGCACCGATGTCTTGGTTTGTCAAGCCTCGCTCGTATAAGAGTTCCTCAATATACAAATGGTCACCATCCTTCCACACCGCACAAAGCGCAGTCGGGTCGTTCGTGAAGCCCCAGTCCATTCCTAAAGCTACCAGCTTGCAGCGTACCTTGTCGATTGAATCGCACACATCCCAATTCCTAAACACCAAACCTTCGATGCGACCGGTACGACCTCTTGCGTACACCTTCCACAATTCTAAATCTATGTCCTTAAGTGCCTCAATCTTTTCCCTGATAGATGGTAAAACATAAGGGTTGTGCCGATGGTCGGAGATAAACAACTTCACCCCTTCTTTGCCAATTAGCTTTTCATGCACCCAAAACTCGGAGTTCGGGTTGTAGTCAATAAAAGCCTGAATGGTTGTCCGTAAGTACAACTCGTTCCATATCTCATAGCTTATGCCGTTGGCTTCGTTTACAAATAGAAACTGCCTCTTTCCTGACTTTGCAGACTGGCTTGTTTCGTAAGATTTAAACTCTAAAACCGAACCATTGTAAAGCGTGTACACTCGGTCGGTAGCGTTGTAGCTTGCAATCAGCTTTGTTAATATTGGCGAATTCGCCACAATTGTTTGGGCATCTCTAAGCGCACCACTTTTAAGGTTTGGGATAGTTTCACCCACGATAGTCGTAACGCTTCTCGGGTGTTCTATTGCCCGAAGGAATAGCACCTGAAGGATGGAGTAAGTCTTGCCCGAAGATGATCCACCTTGGTTGACTACTACCTTATCAGTTGCAGCATAGTTGTCTTTAAATAAAACCGAACACTCAAACACATCAGTCGATTATTTCACTCTCGGAAGATGAGGTACTGAACCCACTATCAACCACCTCAACCTTTAAACCAGTCAAGTGCATAGAGCCTTCGATTTGATTTGTCTGCTTGCCGTGTGCGCTGTCCATCAGTTCCCGATACGCATTAACATCGCCTTCCCTTGCTTTCTTTATTAAAGCCAAGGTCATTATATCCTGCTGCTCTAATACCTCCTGCTCGCCCGTAATCGGGTTTTTAACCGACTGCTGCACCTCCAACCACTCCCTTACGATAGTGCTTCGGTTGCGTGTTCCTTTCGGTCTGCCAGTTGGGTTTCTTACTTCACCCTTTTTAGCAGGGATAAGATTATGTTCGTTTGCCATTTTCTATATTCCCTCTAAATTTTGGAGCGGCACGGTCGCATCGAACGCCCCCTCTTGGCTGGAAGCCAAGCGCTCTCCCAAGTGAGCTACTGCCGCAGGTTTTGGATATGCTTTTGCAAGCGATTTACACAAAGGTAATAAACTTTTGTGAAGTGCATAAATGTATTTTCTTTTGCCGCTTTTTTTCCTTTTTAATAAGGTTTTGTAATACTCTTTTGAAACTTGTGAACTCATTCTATTATGTGTCCACTTGCCTTTATAAAAAACTTCTTCGCCGCTACTTTCAGTTTCTTCTACAAAAAACCAATTAGTTGCCTGATAAATAGTTCCATAATGATTTTGTGCTTTATCTGCATAAGATATTAACAATTTTACTGAAGGGCAATTTTTTTTAATTAACTTAATTGCAATGCTCATTGCTTGAGATGTACTCTCTTGCTTCCCATTTAATGCCATTCGGGTAAGTTCTAAATATTGACCATATCTTAATTTATAAGGCATTCCCATATTTGCACCAGCACCGCCCCCAAAAGTTATTACACCACACCATTCATTTTTAGCATTAAAAACTGAAAAAGCAATACTAACTATTGGCATAACTTTAGCATAATGAAAATAAGAGCAAGCATATTTAACTGCTTTGCTTGAAGCCTTTTCTAATCTCATATCTCACCTGCTGAAACTGAAAAATAAGCATCAGGATATTTACGGTCTAATAGTTCCTGAATATCAATTTCTGCTTTTTGTAATTGTTCAGGACTTGTAAAGGTAATTTTTAAGGTAGCAGGTTTGTTTTTGTCCTCACCAATTAATTCATCCATTGAAGGCTCTGACATTATAATAGGTACATCCAATCCCCACTCTCCTAAACTCTCCGCATCCCACTCGTTGGCTAACATATCCCAATCCCACTCACCAAAACCTACGTTGTCCTTAATGATAAACTGGCGTTGCTTGTCCTCATCCCAATCCACAATAGCTACCGGTGCTTCTTTCCAGCCTGCTTCCTTCATTGCCTTCAGTCGCATATTACCGCCTAAGACAATCATATCCTGATTGACTACTATTGGTCGCACTTGCGCCATTTCGGGTAGGTCTTTTAAAGATTGAACCAGCTTTTTAAACTTGTCGTCTTTTATGACCCTTGGATTATTAGGGTTCGATTTGATTTTGTTAATAGGTGTTGTCGTCATAGTTTGTCTATTAATTCACTAATTTTATCGATTAACTTCTGCTTTACTTCATACGCATTATCTACCTCACAATCGCAGATAGCCTCCAGCGTATTAGTTAGTATTTGAATTACGTTTGCTGCTTCGCTTGGGGACATCTGCTTTGACTTTAGCCTCTTGTGAAACAATTACCGGTGCGCTTTTAGTTTCGTAATTATCAAAAGCAACCATCAATTTCGTAAGTGCTTCGATTACGCAAGCCTGACACCAGTTGTTAAAGCCACCTCCGTAAAGTTCTCCGTGTACCTTCTGCATCATTTGTGCGAGATCGTGCGGAATAGATACACTACCCACAGCGTGGTATTGGTCAAGGTAAGGTCGTGCTGCCCTTAGTTGTAGATATTGGTCTTGGTTCATTTTAGTAAAGTTTTTTGTGCCATTGCTGCAAACCACATTGCCCCGAACCCTACGGCTGGTGCGTAAAAGGAAGGCTCGACTAATAAAGAGGTAATCAAGCCAAACCAAAAAGCCATACATACTTGGCAGTTCAAAGGCTTACCCTTTAGCTTGAAGCCTGCTAACATAACAAATGAATAGCCAGCTAAGCCAGCAAGTGCGCTAATAATTAAGTGCTGCATCCTTTAAAGATTTATAGATTGTGTCTAAGTTATGACATACCGTGCGGTAAGGAATGCCAGTCAATCGGCTGACCGCTCGTTTGTTCCTTAGTGTTAAATGTAGGTCAAGGAGTTTTTGTTCGTAGGGAAACTCACTTTCGTTGTTGAGTCTTAGATAAGCGACCTCTAATCGGTCAATCTTCCCTTGGGTTTCTAAGTCCTTTTGGTAGTCGTAATCGGGGGCAGTTAAATCTATTCCGTGAGATTCAAGATAAGATTCAACTGGCATTTCACCCACTTGCCCTAAATGATTAATCGGAATAACCTCATCCCGATTTCGGTACTTCTTGTGGAAGCTGGAGTTTTTAGAGTTGGCAAAGTTCATCACAATTCTAACAACGTAAAACCGAAAATACCCCTTGTCGTGTGCCTCTAATATCTTGGCTTCGGGTTTCTCAAAAAGACAAAGCAGCACCTCTTGACATAAATCGTCAGAGTAAGTGCTGCCTATTGACTTGCAAGCCTTCATCAGTTCGCCTGAATCATAAAGCTGCATTATGATTTGCCGTGCCTTCACGGCTGCTAATATAGTTATTTTATTTGATTTCCAACTCTTTAGCTTTTTTTTCGTACCAAACGGCTTTCTCTATATCCCTGACCACATCGTCTTTATGCCCTGCCCTCATTCTATATTTAAAAGAATTAAGCAAGCAGAAATGTATTACAGCTTCTTTGCCGTAAATAGATAGCATCATATCAATAACCTCAATCGGCTGATGGTTGTAGTGTGGTTCTTTCATTTACTTGGCGTTTAGTTGCTGCAATTTTAACTCCTCCAAGCTGTCAAGAAAAGACTGCCGTAACTCAATAGCATCGTTTACAATCTTCTTGGCTTCCCCAGTGTAGCCTTTGTCCATACACTCCTTGGCTGCAAATAGCTTCTCTAAGACTTTATCTCCGTAGCCTTTTCCAAGTTCTACATTGTTAATCCATCGGAACTGCCCATCGTTAATAGCCAGCGAATCATTGACAGCATCCCTTGCGTGTAGTAAGGTAGTGCGGTCACGATTGAAAGGCAACGCCATTGCTTCTTGTTTTAGTTTAGAGCAGTGCTTCATCACTAAATACTGCGCTCCGTGGCGTGCGTTTACTATCTCTTGCTTTCTTGACTTGCCCAGCATTTGCTGGATGCTTACGCCTCGGTAGATAGCTACCCTTTCAATTATTTCATTCGGTGTCATCGTTTGTCCTTTCAGTCTTTTTATACTTTTTGTTAAACCACATCTCAAAGGATGCCTTTGGTGTTGATTGCCCTTCCATAAATGCAAGCGTTAAATGCTCTCGTTCGTGTACGGCTGCTTGTTTGAGTAAGCCGATAACGACTTGCTTTATACTTGAAGCGTTTAGCACTTCGGTCGGTAGGTCGGCAATCACTTCGATTGCTAATTCAATAGGTGTTTTCATTTGTGTTTAGTGTTAAAGGTTTCATTAAAATATTGATTTGATTCGCCCTCAAATGCCTTCTTTCTATTCTCTAATTCACCTTGCAAATCAACAATGTACTCTTGTAATAAATTAGTAGGAATGCCCTTTAATCCATTAGACTCCCATTCGATTAATCCTTCTAAATATTTCATATTACCCAAAAATTAAGCCAATGGCAACCGTGCCAAAGAAGGCGAGGAATACACAAAATGTAGTTAATGCCAGCGCATCAATTACCCAGCAGACAAACTGATCCACTCGGTCGCT